CGGCGGGTAGGCCCGCCCGTCCACGAGACTGTCGTGGTAGACGTTGCCGAGCAGCCACACCAATGTTTCTTGGAGTTCGTCTCGGCATTCGGCGATGGTGGGGACGCTTGTGCTCATGCGAATCCGGGCCTGACGTAGGGGGCGAGCATGGGGTAGACGGCGCGGAGCGGGTCCCTGGCGAGCCGGACCGGGCTGCCGGCGTCCGCGAAAGCGCTGAATACGCCGCCCGGGTTCAACGCCCTGGTGTTGAGTTCCCGGGCGACTTCGAGGACGGCCCGGTGGGCGATCCTGTCGGGTATCTCGGAGGATCCGACGTAGGTCTGGATCATCTGGATCGCGTCGTCGATCAGCTCGGCGATGTCGGTGGGTTCCAGGGTGGAGGCCCCACCCGCGAGGTGCAGCTCGCGGGTGAGGACCAGCCTGACCTTTTCCAGGTCTACCTTGAACGCCATGCTATTAGTTCTGCTTGAAGGTCCAGGGCAGGAGGGCCAGGGGCATCTGGCAGTAGTGGGCGGCTTCGCCGTAGACGGCGATGTCCCGCTGAAGATCGAGCACCTGATCCTGCTGGAGGGTGATCGGGGCGCCGGGGGCCTCCTGGCAGACGATCGCGCGACGGTCGTAGAAGCACGCGAGCGTGGCGCCGGGCAGCGGCACGACGGGCACACCGTACAGCGACAGGTTGATCGGGGCGGTCGGGTCGATCTTGCCTTCGTTGGCGACCGCCTGGTCGGAGCCGACCCAGCGGAGCAGTCGCTTTTCCTCGCCGAGCTTGGCGATGGCTTTGATCAGGTCCCAGGTCAGGAAAAGCCCGTCGATCACGTACTGGTCGGAGTCATCGAACTTCTTTTGCGCGTCGATGATCGTGTCGCGCAGACTGTCGGCGGTGATAGCGTCGGCCTTCGTCAGGTTGCCGACGGACTGTTTGGCTGCGGCGGCGACGATGGACTCGCGGACGAGCTGGACGTTCCAGGCCTCGATCTTCTTCGCGTATTTGATGGCCTGGCGTTCGAGCAGGTTGTTGACGAAGGCTGGGTCGGCGCGGGTGAGGGTCTTCCGTGTGATCTGGGTGCCTCCGGCGAAGCCCTCGATCGTCGCGGTCTTCTCTTCGTCTTTCATGCCGCCGGTGGCGACCTTGGTGCCTTCGACGTAGGCTTCGGCTTTCAGGTCGTCTTCTTTGTAGACGCTGTACGCGATCGAGGTGCCCTGTGCGGGGAGGTTCGTGGTGTGGGTGAGGGCGTTGGTGACGCGCTGTTTGGCGGCCATCCGGGCCTGGATCCTGCCGAGCCAGATGGGCGGCTGGACGGAGTCCGTCGATTTGACGGCGTCCCGGAAATTCAGCCCCTGGGGGGCGCGCTTGGCGTAGTCGCCGAGCGAGGTGTAGGCGGCGAGGGGATGCTCGGCCGGAGCGGCGTCGCGGGTTTCGATGCCGTCGATCCTGTCTCTCAGGGCGGCGATGTCGGTGTGGGCCGTGTTGACGGCGTCTTCGAGGGCGTCGATCGGGTCGGTCACGGTGGCTTGCCTTTCTGTCGTGTGGGCGGTGCGCTGGTCGGTGATGGGTGTGTCGTCGTAGGCCGGGAAAGCCACGACGGAGACTTCGTAGAGGGTGGCGGATCGGATGACCGTGTGCTGGGTGCCGTCGTTTCGGCGTTTCACGTCGAACCCATCGGGGTCGGGCCGGAACCCGATGCTCATCCTGGACAGTACGCCGTCGGCGATGAGCTGCCGTGTTTCGTCGCCGAGCGGCGTGTTGGAGATGACGGCGTCGATTTCGAGGCCGGCGTCGCCGTCGCGCATCTGAGTGATCCGGCCGATGGGCTTCTCATGGTCCCGGAAAAGCAGCGGCCCCGTCTCGGTGGCGCGGAGGGCGCCGGGCGCGATTTCCTCCGTCCATCCGGGGATTATCTCGGTGGCCTGCCCGTAGGGGACGGCCCTGGCTGTGATGGTCCAGCCGGCGCCTTCGTCAGTCTCGGTCAGCGTCGCCGTCGTCAGGTCGGCGCTGCGGCGTCTCATCCCCGTCATCGACGGGTGCTGCCGTGCCTTCGTCATCGCTGCCTCCTTTCTCGTCTTGTTTCTCGGTTGCGATCGGGTTGAGGCCTTCGATGGCGCGGACCTCATCTATGGTGAGGAAGCCTGCCTCCAAGGCGACTTTGTGGGCGGCGTAGCGGGTGGTCGTGTCCGGGCGGAGGAACCCGTCCACGTTGAATCGCACGTCGTCGTTCATGATGGAGGACAACGCTTGTTCGATTTCCCGCATGTACGGCATCAGCGTATGCCTTACGAACAGAATGCTCTCTTGCTCCATGTTGGCGTAGGTTTTGGAGTCGCCGTCGCCGGAGGTGAGCATGAGCCGCGCCGGGATGCCGAAAATCCTGGCCACGGAGATGGTGTTGACCTTTTTGACGTCCAGGAGCTGCAGCTCGGCCGGCGTCAGGTAGCATTGCTTGTAGGTGAGGCCGGATCCGAGCACGGCGACGCCGCCCGTGGGGGTCATCGTCTTGTTCGCGGCATCTTTCCACCGTTTGGCGTCGTCGGCGGAGAGGGTCTGGTCGGTGGTGAGGATGCCGGTGGGGCGGCCGCCGCGCTGGGTCCATCCGGATGCGTACCGGTTGGCGTCCAGGGCGCCGGTCAATCCTTCGGCCCAGGCCTGGATCGGGGAGACGCCGAGCGGCTCGCCGGCGGCGTGGGTGAGCCGGAGTTGCAGGATGTCGGTGGCCTTGTAGCCGTCGTAGGTGATGGTCTTGGCGCCGGTGGCCTGGTCCAGGACGGCGCCGCAGCGGCGGGGATCGAGCAGCCGGATCCTGGGCCCGGCCGGGGTGTCGGCGCTGTGGCGGATCCAGGCGTTGCCGGTCATGGCGAGGGACCTAGTGGTCTCGGCGAGGAAGCCCGCGAGGGTGGCGTCGTCGCCGAGCATCCGCTGGATATCCCGGGTGGCGGAGCCGCGGGGCCGGCCGAGCGTCTTGGAGTAGCGGTCCAGGGTGAGCTGTGAGACGGAGCCCTCTAGGATGGCGAGGGCCCGGTAGACGGAGTCCAGGGCCTGGGGGTCGTCGGGGGCGCCGTCCCAGCGGAGGGTGACGCCGCCGTCGGTGACGTGTTGGAGTGCCGGCCGCCCGCGACGGACGCTGAGCGCCGCGCGGGCGGGGCGCAGGAGGGAGGCGAGCGGGCCGGCTGTTCTCATGGGGTTCATGCTACCACATCTGCATCGTAGGTTTGGAGAGCTGGCGGGCTTCGTGGACGGCGAGGGCGGTGGCGCGGAGCGCGTCGATCGGAGCGTCGGATTTGGCGGCGTCGAAATCCGTGCCGCGGGATGTGATCCTGGGCCGTGCGGCTTGGATGGCGGCGACGACCGCGGCGGACTGGACGTGCCGGACGGTGCCCGTCCGGGTCCGGTCGATCAGCTCCTGACAGGCGTCCTGGTAGTCGGTGTAGGCGCCGAGCCGGCCGATGCCGTCGTCGGCGAGGGTCTCGGCGACGAGCCGGGTGGGGCCGGTGGGGTCTGCGACGATCCGCCGGTAGCCGTCGGCCCAGAGACGCCGGATGTAGCCGTCCAGGTCGCGGACGTCGGCGGAGGACCATACGACGGCGGTGACGGGGTCGCCGTCCGGGTCCAGCCAGGCGGCGGCGATGGTGGCGGCCGTGTTGTCCCTGGCGATGTCGTAGGCGATGACCGTGTCGGCGGGGCGGGGCCGCGCCGGCGCGTCTTCGAGGGCGAGTCCCGTCCACACGGCCACGTCGATGACCGCCGTAGCGTCGCCTTCGGTCGGGAGGTTCAGGAAAGCCCGCCGCCACTCGGCGAGGGGCAGGCCGGACGCCAGGTCGCGGAGGCGTCGGAGGGACTGGGTGTGGCCGATGGCCGGGTGGAATGCCAGGGCCTCGTCCGAGTACGGGTCGGCGTCGGCGGCGGCGGGGTCGGCGGAGAATTCCAGGTAGAGGGTGCGGGAGGCCGGGTCGGCGACGGCGGCGCGGCCGGCGGCTATCTCCTGGTCCAGCCACCCGCCGGAGGCGGCTTCGGAGCCGCGGGTGGACAGGAGCAGGAACTGTGACAGGGGCCGGGTGGCTTGGGCTGGCCGGACGGCGGCTTGGATCGTGGCGCCCTGCTCGATCGTGTAGGCCCAGGCCTCGTCGACGGAGCAGTCGTCGATCGCGTCGCCGTGGATCGCGGCGTCCGTCGGCGGGAAAGGCTCCAAATAGCTGCCGGTTTTGTCGTAGGTGAGCCGCTCGGCGCCTTTCCCGCGCATCACCGTCACCCCGGACTCGTCCACGTCGGGGATGTCTTCGACGTAGCTGCGCCAGCGCTTTCCGGCGTCTTTCCCTGTCTGGGCGGTCATGACGGCCCGGTGGTCGGCGAAGGCGAGGAGCCGGTGGGTGTGGATGGCGCCGATGACGTCAGATTTGCCGGCCTGCCGTGGGACGCACACGATGGCTTTCTTGTACCACCACTCGCCGGGATGGTCGGGGTCTATCTCGCAGAGCACGTCGGCGAAGTAGGCCTGCCAGGGCATCAGCTCCCGATTGCGGACCCTCCGGGAGACTTCGGCGACCACCGGGCCGAGCGAGGGCCGATCCGGGTTCCGGAGGGTGGCGTAGGCGGCGGTCAGGCCGCCGGGCAGCTCCACCGGCGCCATGTCAGAGCCTCCGCCGATCGAGCGCCGCTTTCGTCGCCGCGGCGATCACGTCGGGGAGCGTGTCGAAGATCGTCCCGGTCTTCGCCGGTGGCTTGGGCAACATCTCGATCCCGTCTAGGAGCTGCCGCGCGAGCTGAGTCGTCGCCACGCTCACTTTCGGAGCCGTCAGGCCGTGGTCCAGGGCTTTCGCGGTGGATTCCATGACCACGGTCAGGAGCCTCGTACGGTAGTCGAGCAGCCCCTCTGCTTCGAGATCGTCGATCAGGGCCTTGACGGCGCCGTGGATGGCACCGTCGTCGGCTGTCGTGAGCTCGAATAGCGGCATTTTCCCGATCCTCTCGTTTTTTGGGCTTTTTCTAGATTATTGGGGGGAGATTTCTGG